CTTCTGCCGGCACATATCCGCCGGGTCATTCCACGTCACCAGCGCAGCGGTGTGGCGTGCCTTCGCGCTGCTGCCGCTGTAGTTGAACATGCCGTTGATGACGTTGGCCGGCGTGTACAAGGCCACGGGGTCGCTCGGCGTGTCCTGGATGGACGTGATGCTGCCGCTGCCCCAGAACACCATGCCCCGGAAAACGCTGGCCAGGTCTTGCACCAGCTTGTAGGCCTCTGCCCGGGAAGCCAGGTAGATGTTGCAGGTGAAGCGCGGCTCAGTCGCCCCGAAGCCATCGGGCACCAGCTCGTCACAGTAGCGGCCGATCTGGTACAGCGCCCACTTGTCGACACCGGTGCCCACGAACTCGCCCAGGCCGTAGCGCGGGTGCGTCAGCAGGTCGTAGAACACCCACGCCGGATTGTCGGTCCAGGCGGTCTTAAACGTCCCGTCCCAGCTGCCCGTGTAGATCCGGGTCAGCGGGTTGTAGTTCACCGGCACCTGCACCAGGCGCAGGTACACGTCATAAGCCCGGTTCGGGATGCTGGAGAAGTTCGCGCCGTCAAGCGTGACCGCGATTGCCGCGCTGTGCGGCATGCGCAGCTTCTCGTCGGTGATTTCGACGTAGCTGTCCCAATAGGTATCGTTCTGCAGGTACTGGCTGTCGCTGTCGTCGTCCAGCCGCGTCACCCGGACATTCCACGGCGCACCGCCGGCCGGCAGGATGCACATCACCTGGCGCTGGTACTTGCTCGATGCCTTGCCGCTGATCGTCACCACCGACGACACCTTGTAGTAGGTGCCGGCCAGCGTCATCGTGCCGTGACCGCTGGTGTTGATCACCCGGAACTCGTAGCGGTTCTGCACCAGGTCGGCGCGGCTGAAGGTCTGCGTGCCGCTGTAGGTCGTGGTCGCGCTGTCCTTGTCGAACTTGGTCGTGCCCGCGTAGACGGCGCCGGTCAGCCAGGTGGTCCAGGTGCTGGTGCCAGCCTCGCGGTACTCAATCGTGAAGCTGCCGGACTGGAACGCGCTGCCGTCCGACTGCGTGTAGGCCACGGTCATGTCGGCGCGGATCGTCGCCGTGCTGGCCGGCATGATCACCTGCGTGCTGCTCACCGCCGACATAGCCACCGGAGTGCTGCTGCTGCCGAAGGCCTGCCAGGCGCCGCCGTTCGGCTGCACCTCGACCAGCAGGCGAACGCTGGTGGCCACCACGTCGCCGTCATCCTTGTCAGTACGCTGCAGGGCCGGCACAGACAGGATGACGTTCACCGCGTCCACGCTGCTGTCGCTGATCGTCCGGACGATCGGGATGTTCTCCTTCGCCCGCACGTTCACCGCCACGGCCTTCTCGGTGCCGGGGAAGCCGGGGATGTAGTCCTGATCTGCCGTGCCCTTGCGCTCGACGTACTTCACGCCGCTGAAGTTGAAGCTCCCATCAGCGTTCTGCAGCGGGGTGTCGTCCAGGTAGATGCTGCGCGCACCATTGACCAGGCCGCCGATTTCGCCTTCGCCCAGCAGGTCGATGATGCGCGCGAAGCTGGTGCTGCGCAGGCTGTCCTTTTCCTCGCTGCTCACGTGGGCAGCTCCTGCACGGTCAGGCCCATGCTGATGACGGCCGAACCGATGATCATGCGGCCATAGCCCAGCGGCACGGCCTGGCCCTGCGCGCTGGTGTTCACCGGCCCGCTGAAGACATAGGACTGCTTCTGCTCCTCATCGCTGCCGGTGTCGTACTTCGGCGTCGGCGTCAGCAGCTGCGACACACCGCTGATGATCAGCGAAGCACCGATGCCGGTGGCGATCGTCGCCGCGGCGCCGGTCAGCAACGCGCTGCCACCGAAGAAAGCCAGCGGGTTGAACAGGGCCGCGGCCAGCAGGGCGGCGCCCAGCAGGATCTTGAAGAAGGCCGACTTCGCGCCAGCCACAGCCGGCACGATCTTGATGGGCTCGCGCTCGCTGGTCGGCAGGTGCAGCGCCTTCTTTTCGGCGCGGTCTTCGCGGCCAGCCAGCACGTGGAAGCCGTGCGGGTGGTCCATCAGGGCGCGCTCAAAATCGGCGAAGTTCGCAGCCAGCGCGCGGATGGCCTCGGCCGCCGTCTCGACGGCCAGGTGGTGGATGCGGCCGAAGCGCCGGCCCAGCTCGCCATACAGGCGCACTTCACGCTTTTGCGACATAGCGCAGAACCTTCACAGTTCGTTCGCGCAGGAAGCCGTCCCAGCTGTCGCGGCTCGACAGGCGGCCCTGCAGGTGGTGCAGAATTGTATCGTCGCCCAGGTACACGGCCCCATGGTCGGGCACGGGGGCGGCCAGCCGGAACAGCAGAATGTCGCCACGCTCCGGTGACGTGAGACATTCCGAGAAGCCCGCCAGCGGGAAACCGTCTTCGTACAGACTGCGCCCGGCTTGGAAGTCGCCGTCACGGCGCGGGAAGTCGGGCAGCACAATGCCGCGCTCGAGTGCGTACCAATCGCGGATCAGGGTGTAGCAATCGACCCGGCCATAGCAGAACTCGCGCCCGATCAGCGGCGCCCGGTACCCGCACGGCTCGATCGTCTGCCAGTCGCCGCGCGGCAGGCCCACGATGTGCCACGGCAACCCGCCGGCCTCGCACCCCGCCCTGTCCGCATCGCTGGCCGCCGCACTGGCACCCGAGTGGCTGTGCACCACGGCCAGCACCTCGCCGGCATCCTCGGCCTCCGCATAGTCGGACGGGTCCAGCACGAAGTGTTCGTCCGGCGTCGTCGCCACGTTGCGGCATGGCCGGTACCGCTCGCGGCCGTTGACCACCAGCACCAGCCCGCAGGCCTCGCGCGGGGCCTCGCGCAGCGCATGGGTCAGCGCGTCGTCGCGCCAGTTCATCGGCTCAGGCCAGCGCCGGGGAAGCCGCCGAAGGGCAGCGGCGCCGTGCCGTGCCGGGCCTTGCAGCTCGACAGGCGCTTGCCGCACACGTCCAGGCCTGCGCTGCCCACCGGCTGGTCGTTCGCGTCGAAGTAGGCCGTGCCGGTGTAGCTGCACCCGCTGGCCATGTTGTTCGTGCGGTACTTCCAGGTGCACACGTTCTGCGTGATCGGCCGGCGCGGCAGCTGCACCCCGGCCACGTCGAAGGCGGCGGCCAGCTCGAACTCGATCAGCACCTTGTTCTCGTTCGCCTTGCGGTCCACGAAGAAGACATCATCAGGCAGGGCGGCGGCTGGGTCGGCGGTCGGGTTCACGCCGCCGGGGAAGTTCACGGCGTCCAGGTACTTCGCCAGCGTGCGCTTTCGGGTCAGCTTGGCGCCCAGCAGGTCGCCGGTGGCGCGCACCACGGCACCCAGCGCGCCGGTGACGTTCGCCACCTTCAGCGTCGGGCGTGGCAGCTGGCCCTTGCCACTGAACTCAAAGCCGGACGCCTCGACCGGGAACGGCTGGTAGGTGTTGCCCTGCCAAACCACCGACTGGCTCAGTCCGTTCGTGCCGTTGTGAAAGCGCATCAGGCTGCCACCCAGCCCGGTGGCATCCAGCTCGAACAGCTCCACCAAGCTGCCAGGCGCCAGCGACAGCAGCTCCTGCGTGAAGGTCGGGCTGTCGTCCCCCTGCACGATCAGCGCGCCGGCATAGGTGCCAGAAAACCAGACCTCGATCTGCTGCGTGGATGCGCCCGAAGTCGCCACCGAAATAGTCGCCTGACGCGAGCCACTTGCCCAGCCGCCCGGCGCATTGCCGGTCAGGTCGATCTTGGTGATGCCGCCGGCCAGCGCGCCGGCCGTGGTGGACGCAAGCGTGACTGGCCCGCCGCCGTAATCCACCGACACCGTGAACGGCGCGGTCGGCGCGTCCATGTTGTGGCACCAGTGCGTCAGGTAAACCGCGTCCGGCGCGTTCGTGTAGGTCGCGCCAGTCGCCAACGAACCAGCCCACGTCTCGGACGTGATGATGTAGGCCACGCCACGCTGCTGGTCGTAATAGGCGCAGGCTTCCTTCGGCCGCTTGTAGGTGTCGATCCGGCTCAGGAACACCGGCGATCGCTCGGCGTCGTTCAGCGGGCCTCGGCGCAGCTCCAGGCTCTGCTGCGCTTGCCACACAAACAGGTGGGCAGTGCGCGGCGCCATCGTCAGGGTGCCACCGCCCCACACCTCGACAAAGCCGGAAGCCGATGACTCGTCGAGGTAGTAGTGGGTGGGTTGCAGCCGCGACAGGCGTGCCGGCAAGTTAACCGCGCTCAGGTCGACGGTTTCGGATGTCGCCTTCTCGTTCCACAGCAGGATGGCAGCCGACTGCCCGCCGGCGTCAATGCCGGCCACGCCCAGCAGCCCCTGGAGCGCGAACTGGCTGCTGTCCGCAGCGGGCGCCGAATTGACGCCAGCCATGGGCACGCGCCGCGTCGGCACCTTTGCCCAATAGCGCATCGCGGTCATGCGGTGGCGCGCGGTGTAGTTGCCGCCACCCGCATCGGTCAGGAATGCGTCACCAGCACCAATGAAGTAGGACCAGCTGCGCACGGCCAGCGAATTCCGCGCGGTGTCCGACAGAAGCATGGTCAGCATTTCGCACGCCGGGTCCATGCGGGTGTCGGAAGCCGGCGCGCCGCCATCGCCGCCGCCGTCTTCGTCCTCAGTCTTCAGCAGCCCCGGCCCGCCCTGCGTAACCCAGAAAGGATAGTCGCCGCCGTTGAAGTCGGTGGTGTCCTGACCAAGGATCTTGTCGCCGCGGTTGCCGAAGTCGTTGGCTGCCGCATAGGTCGCCTTCGTGACCTGGCTGGCATTCTTGATGCTGGCATCGTAGGCGTCCCACCAAGCGGCTCGGGCGGTAAGCCCAGCGGTGGTGCCTCGGCCTCCAGCCGTCGACTGATCGCCGGACAGTAGCGGGCCGGGGTTCGCGGTTGAGAATGCCCCCAAGCCCTTCGTGCCCGACAGCGCGAACGTGCCCAGCCAAAGCGACACCTGATCCGTGACCGACTTGTCCTTGGCAGACCGGCGCCGCGTCTCGTAGGCGGTCAGCGTCTCACCCGCGATCGCGTACACGCTGCCGTCAGCATTGACGCCAGAACCCTGCTGGACATCGTTCATCGTCCGCATCCACTCGTTCCCGAGAAAGACGTGGACCGGTGTGGGCCAGTTGGATGCCTTCAGCCACTTGGCAACGATGTCCGTGGATGCGGCGATCTGCGACGTGTTCGCTTGGTGTCGCCGCTGCTCCAGGCCATAGGTCGCCTGATAGCCTGGCGCCCAGCCTGTCACCTGCATGCCGAACATGCACCCTGCCGCCTGCAGCGAAGCGGCCAGGCTGGTGATCACTGACGGCGGGGTGTTCGCCATCGTGATCGCCCGGCCGGCGCCGTCATAGGTGGCCGTGATGAAGGGCAGCGGGGTAGATGCGCCGCCGCCCTTGTACCAGGCGTCCAGCTCGGCGTTGCCGGTGAACGCGCAGGCGCCCAGCTCGGCCAGGTAGGGGATGGCGCCTTCGATCTGGCCGCCGATGTTTTGCAGGTTCTGTGAGAACGCCAGCCGTGACTTCAGGACGGGGTTCGGGTGGACCTGCGCAAAGTTTGCAACAACTACAGTCATGGTTCAAACACCTGCATGAACTTGGCCGTGATCGTGTTCGTCGCGGCGTTCTGCGGCGAGTAGGTCCACTCGGGACACATGAACTTGCCCACCGTGCCCGCCGGGCTCGTCCAGTCGAAGGCCTCGATGCCGTTGCGGGCGTTCAAGAAGGCCAAGATGCCGTCACGCTCGGCCGCCGTGCGGGTGCTGAACGTCAGCTGCCATTCCTCGGGCGCGATGTTGATGCCGTCGCCCAGCCGCTGCTGGTAGCCGTCGCCGAACTGCGCAGCCAGCACGCGGGGCTTCTTGGACAGCTGGGCGCCGAAGTCGACGGGTGTGGTGAAGGTTGCCATGGCTGATTATGCGGCCAGCAGGCCGCCCGGACGGCGGTGGAACAGGATGCGCTGATCGATGGTGTTGCCCAGGTCGCGCGCCAGTGCCGCGGCGTTCTGGCCGCTGGTGTCCTTGGCAGTGCTGCCGCTGCCGTCACCGTTCACGACGATGCTGCCGATCTGCACGCCACCGCCAGCGCCACCGGTCACGGCCACGCCCAGCTTGCCATCGGTGCCACGCTTCAGCGGCATGATGGCCTCGGGACCAGCCTCGCCCATCAAGCCATTGTTGATCTTGCCGCCGCTGGCGAACTTGAACGGGGTCGGGCTGTTCACAATGCCGCCGTTGGCGAAGGCCTGCACGCCGCTGCTGGCGTCGAAGGCGCCGCCCTTGGCGAAGCCAAAGCCCAGCAGGTTCATGCCCGCCTTCAGGGC